CTAGCGCTAAAGCCACCAGTTACCTTACTATCTATAGTTGTTTTAATATCAGATTGTTTAAACTGTATTAGTGATCTATTAGTTCTGCCAATTAAATTTATATCAGGATAACCTCCTATCTCAAGTATTTCATCTTTACCGGCATTACCGTAGAGTCCTGCACTAGTTGGTTCTGACCAAATATTTGCATCTTTTTCGGGATAAATTCTAAATAGTGCCATATTATATTGTTGTTACTCTTCCAGATATATCAATATCAGGAAATTTTACTTCGAAAATACAAGGGTCATAAGAAGGGTATAATATTCCGTCTTTTGTAGCTCCTTCTGTATCGTAAGCATACGCAGAATAATTACCCCCTGCTTTATTATTTATTTTTACAGACTTAACTGTCTGTACACCTTTAACTTGATCTAATGCAGTAAATACATTTGATATATTAATAGGTTGGTTTATATCTCTTCTGGTAGTTTTAAAATAATCTTTAAGTTTATTTGTACAGTTTAATAATACATCTCTTGATGCATAATTAGGAAGAGTTAATACTTCAAACTTAACCTCTATATTAACTATAAAAGCATTTTTAATATCAATAGCATCTGTTATCATCATATATTCTGTTAAATACCTCTTTAAATTTTCTTTAAGGGTATTAGAAGCAGTAGTTAGATAACCGTCATTATCGTATGCTAATGTATATAGTGATAAAGCTAGTGGATTGCTAGTTAACTGACTTTTAGTAATATTCTGGTTAAATTCTTTTGTAATAAAAGCTTTAGCTACAGAACCAAACTGTGGCGGTAGAGATAATGCTCTCACTTTATAATCAGATGTAGTAACAGCTCTCTTTTGTTCTGAAAATGATTTAAGAGAATTTTGTCTCAACTCTTCTACTGTATCTCCATCTTTACCTCCGGATGCAGGCTTTTCGTTGTTAAACGTTAATGTCGTTAGAAATGTTGAATCAGTTGCTGTGGTGGTAACCACATCTTTATCAGTGATAGTATTGGCAGGTGCATTAGCTACTACTCCGCCGCCAGTAAGGTATCTTATAGTTAATGTTGTGTTACTAGGAGCTAAACCATATGTTCTAGTAAACAAAAAGTTAGAAGGATCAAAAGCCCTATCTATTTGTTCTACTGATTGTTTATCTCCATGTTTTTTAATTAGGTCTGGGGTTGGTAAAAAGTCTTCATCATCTGATCCTATTACTCCTGATCCAAACTGTATTTGTAAAACTCCTTTAGAAGTAAATCTAGTTACAAATCTTCTAGGTACTTTTTTAAGTTGTAATTTAGAAGGTACTAAACTGTTGTCTGTTCCATCGTTCTTATCTTCATCAAATATAGTGTCTTGTCCTAAGAAAGGAACTTCGTACCAGTTGTTTCCGTCACTATCAATTATATCTAATACCTGTATAATATTAGTATCATTAATTTCGATAGTTTGAAATTTTTCTGCTGTAGTAAAAGTTGATGTAGTAGAGGTAATAGCTCCAGAAATTGCTTTTACTTTTTTAGTTAATAAGTATTCTGCAGGTTGGTTATTCTCGTCTACAGAAGCTATCTTTATATCTGTAGGATCATAAGAGCTAGAAAATTTAAAGTCTACTGCGTCCTTTAATATAAATACAGTATTACCTGTACCTGATGACTTTACAGTACTGCTTTCATGTACTTTACATGCTTGATCATAATCAGGAGCATAATTACTACCTGACAGTGCTTGTACTTTCTGTTCTACAGTTAAGTCGACTTCTGCTGCTGTGGTTACTCTAGGAGTATAACCCATCATATACGCTAACGAATATAGGTTTGATGGATTTTGAGCGTGTTGTAGAAATGTTTCTTGTAATTGTGTGTCTTGATAAAAAGAGAGTACATCACCTACGTATGATGCCATTTCTATAAACATCATTCCAGGTGCAGTTTCGTTAAAATCGTTATAAGCATCTGGAAAGTATGACTTTGCAAATTCTTGTAACTGTCCACGAAAATCGCCAAACTCTCTGTTTATATACTTAATATCTCTTTGTTCAGCCATTATTGTTCAAAATTAATTACCACCTCATCTTCTATGTTAGTATCTTTTAATTTATACGTCATAGAGAATTGAACAGTATTGTTATCCGGTATACCAACAGTGTTAATATCTATCGGTTCTACTTTAGGAAAATATAATGCTAAATCTGCCTTTATAGTAGCATCAATCTCCCTTACTTTATTTTCTGTTAATTGATCGAATAATAACCTTTGTAAGTTATTACCGAAGTTAACGTTTAAAAATCTCTCACCTCTCGATGTTAAGAAATAGTTTATTAAATTAGTTTTTAAAGCATCTTCAGTAGTATAATTACTATTAAACACCGCTTTCCCAGAAAAAGGTAGCTTAACGCCAACTGCTTTTCTAGGCTGTAAATCTAACGGGTTTATCTTTTTTACTTCAAATGCCATATACTTTTATACTCCTACTCTCTGCTTCGACTTAGCATTAGCTGCATCTAATATAGCTTTTGCTTTACTAGGATTAAATCCCGGTATTGATGTCAGATCTAAGCCAGCTCCTTGTCTTCCTAAATTAGAAGCTGCTCTTTGAGCAAAGTTCGGTGCTTGACTTGAATCAGCATTGATTATGTTTTTATAGTCTTCATTAGTCATTTCTGCTTTTGTTGCGTTTAGCATTTCTTCTAAAGGAACAGTGCCAGTATTTAACTTACCGGTAGACCAGGTTTGACTAATATCTTTTTGAGTTACGGGCTTATAATCGTTTAAGACCTCACTCTTTTTAGTTAAAGCTCCGCTATTGGGTGTAGACGCTGCTTTTACTGCTTCATTTAGCATATCTTGCAACTCTTCCTTAATAGCCGACTTAACTTCTTCTCGTATTATTTTTCTTAATTGATCGAGTTTCATATATATAAATAGTTTAGTTATGGAAGTTGGTTATCTATTCTAAACTTTATTTCATTTAAAAGTACTTCAACGTCGGAACTAAATGATTTTTCACCGGATAATACTGCAACTCCTTCGGAATCTAATGCTACTGCAAATCGTCTGGGTGCTATTTCAGGTGAGTTAGGATCATCTTTAATAACCAATTCGTAAACAGTACCGTTTGGCCCTGTATGAAAGAAGTTGGGATTTTTTAAATTTGATCCATCGTCTTGAACTTTTAACAAGTCTAAAAAGTTTTGAATAAGTTTTTTTGTATCTTTGTCTATATTACTGTCGTTTAATTTTATTAAACTGTCTATTAGTGATTGATTACCTTTATCTGTAGCTTCATCAACACTCATCCAACATTCACCATCTGGTGGTTGGTTTTTTTCAGATGAAAGCACCTCACAGGTTCCGTCTGCTGATATAGAGTTTTTACATGTATAAATGTATTCTTCTCCTTTATGAGTTACCTTATCGTTTAATTGGTAGCACATTCCTGCTATCCATTTTCCTTTTTTATTTAGATCTCCTATATTCTTTAAGCTGTCTTTTCCACTGTTAGTAAGACCTACATTCGACACTTTTGATAATAATCTAGGGCCTAAGCTAGAAAATATTAATCCTCCGTCGTCATCTCCTAATCCTAAGTCATCTAATTCTCCGTATTTGATTCTACCATCTTTGATTTGTTTTCTTAAAGCTGCTTCGACCTCACAGCACATAACAGCACTGTCTGCTGCGCCTAAATTTCGTCTAAGAGACTTTAAAGAAGAGGAGGGTACTGATAGAACTGCTGTAATTGCTTGGACTGTTTCATCTATTTGTTTAATAAACTCTTTTAAAAGGTGCATAGTATCTGCATACTTAGTAGTAACATTAATAGGCAGCCCTAGTATTAAACCACCGGCAGGACCAGGAGGTATACCAATTCCTTGAGGTATAGGTAATGTAAGTATAATTTTAAGAGCAGCTTTTAAGCCTCCTAGCGGACCTTTTAATTTAGGGGGTATTGATCTAAATTTACTTATTCTTCCTGCTACTTGATTTAGTGCTACTTGGTTTCGACTTAACTTTCTACGTAATCTCTTTGTTTCTTTCTCTGTAGGGCATCCCTGTCTATTTAGGGAGTTAGTAATATTAGTTGAATCATTTAAAACTTTTG